CCTTGAATCCTTTTTCGTTAAGTGTAGACTATACTCTTTACGATAACTCAATAGTAATAGACGAGCAAAACTATGATGCATCGGGTGTTGACCTACAAAAAACAATAGAAGAATTTGTAAACGTTTTAGAAATCGATGATAAAAAGACTGTTATTGATTATTGTTTAGATCTATACAAACGCGCAAACAATATATGAAATATATTAATTTTCAGAATATAAAAATTAAAAACTTTTTATCTGTTGGATCAACACCTGTCGAGGTAGGATTTAACAAGGGTTTGCACATTATTACTGGTATTAATAAAGATAAAGAAGATAGACGCAACGGTGTAGGAAAATCGACAATAGCGGATGCAATTTATTTTGCTGTTTTTGGCGATACACTGCGTGATCTTAAAAAAGATCATATTATTAATAACATTAATAAGAAAAACTGTGAAGTTGAGCTAGATGTTACTATTAAAAATTATAGTAATGAAACTGAGAAGTTAAAAATTATCCGCACATTAGAACCATCAAAATGCTTTGTCTATGTAAACGGTGAGGATAAAACGAGAGATAGTATAGCTAACACTACAAACTTTATCCTTAAAAAATTTGCCTGCACACCAGAAATATTTCAAAATTGCGTCATAATGACTATTAATAATACGATACCGTTCATGGCGAAGAAAAAGCAGGAAAAAAGAAAATTTATTGAAGACATTTTTAACCTTAGTATTTTTAGCAATATGTTAAATCTACTTAAAGTAGATATTAATGATAAGAAAAAGACATATGAAATAGAACTCACTAAGTACGAAGAAGGTATTAAAACATTAAACGCTTTTGAAAGGCAGAAAACAGATGCACTGCAGGAGCGTGAACGCAAGCACGCAAAACTCTTACAAAGACAAAAAGACAATACCGTGGAGTTGGACAATATTAACAAACAAATTCATAGCTTTATTGATATAAACGTAGAAGATATTAGAAATGATATTACTCGACTTAAGGACGCTCATAAGCAATTGCAGGTAAGTGTCGATGATTTAAAACATAATCGAACAGAAAAGACCCTGAGAATTCAACAAATAAATAAAGATTATAATTCTATAGGTACTGACGAAGACACGTGCCGCGTCTGTCTTAGACCGGTACAAGATCATGATAGAGAGTTTATTGAGAAAGAAAAACAACAACTGAAAAAAACTGCTATTGATCTTGCTGAAGAAATTAAACAAATAACAGAAGAAGAAAAAAATTTACAAGATAAATCTACAAAAATTCTTAATAAAGTTACTAGTCTTGAAAAAGACATTCATAAATTCGAGCTTGAGCAGCAACAGAAGCAAAACCTTCTTGTACGCATTAATCAGTTAAATGAATGGCAAAAAATTCTAGAACAAGATATTAAAGATTTAGAAACATCTACACAATCTGTTGACAAGTCGTTAGAAGATCAAAAAGAAAAAATCGCTGAATTTAAACATCATTTAGAAATAATTAAAAACGAACTTAACATGCTAGATGTTGTCAAGTTCGTTGTGTCTGAGGAAGGCGTTAAATCCTATGTAGTTAAAAAAATACTTAAACTGTTTAATAGTAGATTGGCTTATTATCTCAAGAAGATGGACGCTAATTGCTTAGTAACATTTAATGAATACTTTGAAGAGGAAATTATAGATAACAAAGGTAAACCGTGTTCGTATTTTAATTTCAGTGGTGCAGAGCGCAAAAATATTGATCTTGCCTGTCTATTTACATTTATGGATATACGTAGACTGCAAGGTGACATTTGTTTTAATTTTAGCATCTACGATGAGTTGTTTGATTCTAGCTTAGATGAGAAAGGCGTAGAACTTGTTATTAATATTCTCAAAGAACGTGTAGAAAAGTTTAAGGAGTGCATTATGGTTATAAGCCATAGAAAAGAAAGTATTAAGTCCGCTACAGGAGATATTATCTTTTTAGAAAAATCTAATGGTATAACAACAAGGGTTGATTTTAAAGAAACAATTGCATAAATTACATCAATATCATGTTAGTATCACCCTTTGTTAACCCGTTTCCTCAGCCGTTTGCTGCACCTTTACCACAAACACTTGGAACTAATTCACCTGGTGCATCTCAAGATTTACCACCACCACCAGAAACACTACTACCAAGAGCTTTAAACTATTACGCTGATTATAGTGGATGTGGTTTTTGGCGAATGATATGGCCTGAGCATGTCATTAATGCCCACCAAAAAATGGTTGTACATGGCAGCACAGTCATGTGTTTTGATCCTAATTACTTCCGAGGTATAAAAGCTGTTAGAATTCAAAGACAAGCCACTGAGCATCAACTACGGTTTATTCAATTTTTAAAGCAGGTTAGCCAAGAGCATAAGTTTAGACTTATTTACGAAATTGACGACTTAGTTTTTGCCGAAGATATTCCTGATTATAATAAATTTAAACCAGCGTTTACGGATCCTAAAATACGTCAAACAGCTCAAGCAATTATGGCGATGTGCGATGAAATCACTGTAACTAATGATTTCATGAAAGATTATTACATAGCCAAAACAGGTAATAAAAATGTTACGGTTATACCTAACTACCCACCAAAGTTCTGGATGGGGCAGTTTTATAACGAAAAACGCATATCAGAAAACTTTGATAAGTATCAGAAAAAACCAAGAATACTTTATGCAGGATCAGGTGCGCATTTTGATGTAGAAAATCGCGTTGGCCAGAACGATGACTTTGCACATGTTAACCGTATTATTGAATCGACAGTTGACAAATATCAGTGGGTGTTTTTAGGTGCTTATCCTCTTCCACTACAACACTTAGTACGTTCCGGTAAAATAGAGTTTCATCAATGGGAAAGACTCTATACATATGCTGAAAAGATTTATAACTTAAACATAAATGCAATGGTGGCTCCTCTTCAAGACAACACGTTTAACAGAGCTAAAAGTGATCTTAAATTAATTGAAGCAAGCTGTTTTGGTATACCTATTGCATGCCAAGACATGTGCACATATGAAAACGCACCGTTTAAGTTTAAGACAGGTGATGAGATGATAGATCAACTTGACACTATTGTTGGTAAAAAGGGTAAATATATGAATTTGTCAGCTAAATTTAGAAAACTAGCAGACGACAGATGGCTCGAACAGGACAAAAATATTGACAAGTATGTTGAACTTTATACCCTTCCATACGGACACCCTGACAGAAAGCTTCTTAATGCTTTGAACGGTATAAAGATAGCTTGATATAGCTATATTCTCATAATATACTTGTACTATGTTTCGAAACGTAGCGTATATTCCACGCGACCAGTTAATGCGTTTATATACATGGGATGAGAAGGGTAACCCTATTACTATTGACTCTACCTATGAGCCCTACATTTATCTTGAAACCACTCACAACGAAGATTGTCTAAGTATTTTTAATACTAAGCTAAAAAAGCGTAGATTTCGTAACCAAGCAGATCGTGCACAATATCTTAAAGAAAATGAAATTGTACGTGTTTTCGAAAACCTTGGTGTACAACAACAATTCTTAATTGACTACTTCGGTGATCAAAACGAAAATAATGATTTTGCTCGTCACCCTTTAAAGGTTTATTTTCTCGATATTGAGACGTATAGTCCAGATAGTTTTCCTAATCTTGAGGAAGCGAATCACCCAATCAATATCATTACCATATATGACGTTACGATTAATAAGTTTATAACATGGGGAATTAAGCCTTGTACTAAAGTTGGAGAAAACGTAATATACAATTATTGTAAGACAGAAAGAGATCTGTTGAACAAATTTGTAGACTTTTTTAGCAGTGTTCCACCTGATATTCTTTCGGGATGGAACAGTGAGTTTTTTGATATACCTTACATTATTAATAGAATTACAAGAATTTTAGGAGAAGATACTGCTAAAAGACTCTCACCCATTCAAAGATTAAGGATGCGGACTTTTATGGGCAAGTTCGGTAAACAGCAAACACGCTGGTACATTGAAGGTATATCGTGTGTTGACTATCTTCAGATCTATAAGCGTTTTTGTCCTCAATTGAGAGAGTCATACAAGTTAGGTGACATTGGTGAAACAGAATTACAAGAATCAAAGACGGATTACGGAGATACAGATTTAGCTTCTCTAGCGGATAAAAACTGGGATTTGTTTGTTGAATATAACATCCAAGACGTTAACCTGTTGGTGAAGTTAGAGCAAAAGCTGCAGTATATTCAGCTATTAAGAATGATAGCTTACGCTGGTCTTACAACATTTGAAGGCGCACTAGGGTCATTAAGTGTAATTACAGGTCTGTGCGCTATTAGAGCAAGAGCAAGAGGACAGCGCATACCTACCTTTAATAAAGGACGTGAGGATGATGGTGAGCAAAATGCAGGTGCATATGTAGGAGAGCCTCAGCAAGGATTTCAAGAGCACGTAGTGTCGTTTGATGCTAACAGCCTGTATCCTAACGTTATGATAACGTTAAATCTTTCACCAGAGACAAAAATCGGTTCTATTGTTGATGTTACAGAAGACAGCGTTACAGTAAAACACGTGAACGGATCTACTTATAACCTAACAAAAGAGAAATTTGCATCTTTCATCAAACAAGAACAAGTTGCAATATCTAAAGCAAAAATTTTATTCTCACAAAAAACTAAAGGGATTATACCTGAAACAGTCGATCACTACT